AAAGGTAGGTATCCACATTTAGCCAATCCTCCCTTTACGTTGATGAGCAGAAAACCGGGTATAGGTTATGGATATGTAGAAAAGTACAAAAAATTTCACCAAGGAAATTTGGAAAATGCCTATTATCCCGACTACGAAAAAAAGAAACGTTTACCACGTTATTACAAAAACAAACTATACAGCGATGATGAACGATACAAGTTAGCAAGTTCTTTAGAAACTGGTATTGATTTGAAAGAGTATGAAGATTTCAAAAAGAAATACCCAAACTCATCATATTTCCAGTACAGAGTTCAACAAATTGAGAACTACGAAAATACGTATAAAGAAAAATCAAACTTTAACAACAAAATCTAATGGCACAGAAAAAAATTGACAACGCTAAGAGCGTTAAAGAAAAAAGCGAAGCATGGAAACAAATGCACATAATGACCTCGATACACTTAGCAGAATTCGCAGAGGCGAATTGGGCTGACTTCTTAAAATTTGTTGAGAAGCAAAATGAAATGTTTAACAAAAAACAAAAAGAAAATGAAGCAATTTAGTTATGTCAAGGTAAAAGCACCAAAAAAGTCAGTATTCGACTTATCACACGAAAAAAAGTTAACGTGTGAAATGGGCGAATTAATACCTGTCTATCTGCAGGAAGTAATACCCTCCGACAAATTTACATTAAGGATGGATGCCTTAGTAAAATTTCAAGCATTGCTTAGCCCTCTAATGCACCGTATAAATTTGTATGGACACTTCTTTTTTGTACCTTATCGTCTTATTTGGGATGACTGGGAGGATTTTATAACAGGAGGTAGAAATGGCGATTTAGAGCCAAATTTTCCTAAATTTCAAGGATATCATTCAGTTTGGAATCAATATGTAAATTTAGGTTCGTTATCCGATTATTTTGGTATACCTGTAACAGAATTTTCAGATACATCGGATGCTGTACCAGGTATTTCTCAATTACCTTATAGAGCCTACCAATTAATCTATAATGAATATTATAGAGACAATAATTTGGAGGATGAAGTACTAGTACATAAAGATTCTTTGGATAGAACGATAAACACTACTGAAAGCCGAAATGTAATGCAATTAAGAAAAAGAGCGTGGGAAAAAGACTATTTTACTTCGGCATTACCATTTGCACAGCGTGGTGCTGACGTACATCTACCACTTTCAGGTAGTGCGCCTGTTTCGGGAGAAATGGCTATAAGATACCTAGACGATGATACAGTAGCATCATTTGCACAAGGTCAAATAATCGGAGAGGGAGGACGGATAAAAGAATATACAGGTACAACTAATAGAACACTAAAATTATCTTCTCCTAGTGGTACAACTGAACCATTAGAAGCAGATTTGAGCCAAGCAACATCAGCAACAATAAATGAATTGCGAACATCATTTGCCTTGCAAAGATGGTTAGAGCGAAACGCAAGAGCGGGAGCAAGGTATGTTGAGCAAATTCTAGCACATTTTGGTGTTAAATCATCGGATGCTCGACTACAGAGACCTGAATTCTTAGGAGGTGGTAAAATACCAGTACAGATACAGGAAATTGTCCGAACTGCTTCTGAAGGAACTGAAGGACCTGTTGGTGAACAACTAGGTAAAGCTATGGCAGCAGGAAATTTGCTAGGATTTAGCAAATATTTTGAGGAACACGGCTTCATAATGGGAATAATGTCTATACTTCCTCGAACTGCGTATTATCAAGGAATACCAAAAATTTTAACAAAATTTGATAGGTTTGACTACTTCTTTCCAGATTTCGCAAATCTTGGCGAACAAGAAATAAAATCGCAAGAATTATATCTATCAGAGGAAATTGCTGACAATGAGGAAACTTTCGGATATCAAGAACGCTATGCTGAGTACAGGTATGCGTTTGACACTGTCCACGGTGATTTTAGAGATACTCTTGAATTTTGGCATATGGCAAGGAAGTTTGAATCTAAACCTATATTGAACAAGGATTTTGTTATATCAAATCCAACAGAGCGTATTTATGCTATTTGGGACGAGCAAAACCCCCCCGATTATAAAAAAGTACAAGTACAACTATATTTTAGCGTTACCGCCGTTCGACCTATTCCAAAACACGGTACACCCATTTAAAAATATAGCGAAAAAAAAGGGAAAGGGTTCTTTTTCCCTCTTCCCTTTATTTTTTGCAAAGCGAAGCGTATAAATATTTCAAATTCAAACAGTTATGTATAGAACACCATTAACATACCAAAAAACTTCGGGAGAAGTATTTCTTGGAAAATCCCTAACCGTACCGCACCAAGCGATGACGGTAAAGGAAATAATGAATAGATTTGCCAAGGGCTTGCCCCTCAACGACTTAGGCAAACAAATCTATTACGATGATGAGGAAACAGTGAAAAACGAAACTGTGGACGAAACCCTAAACCCTGCTTTCGACTTAGCCGATTACTCGGCAATAATGAATAATATAGATTATCAGGTACGAAAGCGCAAGGAAGATTATCTAAAGCAAAAAGCGGTTGAGGAAGCAGCGAAGCGAAATGACGAAAAAGCGAAAAGCGATGATAATCAACACGTTGAACCGTTAGCCAATGGTGAAAAGTAGCGGCCTAAGTGGCTGTGGGTGAGGTGCTTTGTCCTCACCCGAGCCACCGTCGGACTGGCCGCAAGCACTAGTGAATATACTAGATAATACTAGTGCTAAGTGACACCAAATTTGGTGGAACGAAAAAAAAATATTATGTTTGTAAAACAAAACAACGGTTATGGGATTATTAAATACATTATTACAGCATAGAGCAGCGAAAAGAGCGAATGAAACCAATATTCGCTTAGCTCGTGAAGCACAGCAATTTGAACAAAAGATGTGGGAGCAGCAGAATGAGTATAACACCCCACAGGCACAAATGCAGCGTTTTGTCGATGCTGGTCTAAACCCCAACTTGATGTATGGTCAGGGAAATGCAGGTAACGCAAGCAGCAGTCCAATGGCACACAGAGCAGAGGTGAAAAGCGAGTTATCAAATGCAAATATACCCTCTGTCTTGAATATGATACAGCAGGCGGTAAAGATACGTAAGGAGTTATCAACCTTGCCAATGGCAAAATATCAGGAGGATTATGGAAAATTCCTATTGCGACAGGGTTCTGACTCATTGAATGAAAAGTACATTAAGGAAATTATGATTCCTGCAAAAATTGGTACTCAACAACATAGAAAGTTGGCGAATGAGAATGAGCTTTTTGAAGCAACCGAAAAGCTTCAGAAATCCTTACTAGAAAGTAAAGCGAAAAGAGAGAAAGCGCAATCTACATTAGCCGATTATTACAGTCAATTCGGCATAAATGCAGCCGATAGCATATACTTTAGGCTAGCAAGCATACTGCTAGGTAAATTGGGAGTAAATCCCGATAAATTGTTTAACTTAAAATAAAAAGTTATGAGAAGAAGACTAGGAAGTAAGCCGAACAGGCGAAGAAGAACCCGAAGAGGTAAACCAGTTTATGTTAAGGTAAGCCGAGGAGGTATCCGACTATGATGTGCCTAAAACCTATGCACATTCGAGATCCTAAAGCGAGAGCACGTGACCCAACTAAAATAATTGAGGTGCCTTGCGGTCAATGTGTAGCCTGTCTTACAAATAGACGAACAGATTGGACAATAAGGCTACTAGAAGAATTCAAAGCGAACAATGAAAAAGCCATATTTTTAACACTAACTTACAATGAAGAATATATCCCGTTTAATCAAAATAGTATTGCCTCTGTTATTAAGAGTGATATCCAGTACTTTATCAAAAGATTACGTAAACAAATTGACACAAAAATTAGATACTATGTCGTCGGAGAGTACGGCACAAAAACGTATCGACCGCATTATCACGCTATTATTTTTAATCTTGATAGTAGTTATCTCAATGCTATCGAAAAGGCTTGGATTGACACCACAACAGGTGATCGACTGGGTAACGTACATCTTGGAACAGTTACCATTAAATCTCTAAGTTATGTAACTAAGTATCACGTTAATAAAGGTAGGTATCCACATTTAGCCAATCCTCCCTTTACGTTGATGAGCAGAAAACCGGGTATAGGTTATGGATATGTAGAAAAGTACAAAAAATTTCAC